AGCAGCCGCTGGTGATTTAGAATCATTTGCACAAGGTGCACCAGATAAGAGACTTGCTAAAACTATGTACAATGCTGTACGCAAAGGTATGGGCGTTACTGAACCTGCAACAACAGAGCGTGAACTTAGCAAAGGCGAAGAAAAAGAAAAAGAACGTATTGTAAAAGGTATGAAAAAAGGAAAGGCTGGATTTAAAAGGCGTTATGGTAAAGATGCTGACTCAGTAATGTATGCAACTGCAACTAAGCTGGCTAAAAAATAATGGATATTGAAAGGCTTAAACAACTAGCAGGTGTAAATGAATTCAAAGGGTATACAGAATACACTCTTGAAGACATGAGCCAAACTGCTACAGAACTAAAGAAAAAAGAAAAAGCAAATAACATTAAGCCGGGCGATAAAGAATGGTTTGAATTATGGTTTTCAAAACCTTATATGACAGGACATACTTTTAGAGGACGTAATAAAAAGTGAGTAAAATAAAAAAGTGGTGGAACGAGTTTTGGCTTGAAGAATACGAACTTATTATTTGGGTAGCTGATACAGTAACAATACATCAAGACGGTGCTAGAACTGAAACTTGGAAGGAAAAAAGATATAGAGCAAAGAAGTTAGTTAGAACTAGCCCAAAGCACTTTGTTTTTATAGATATGAATCAACGTAGAAATGAAATTAAATTTTTAAAACCAGTTGATTTTCATGTAATTAAGGTTTGGTAATGAAAGTAAATGAATTATTAGAAGCTGTTGGACGTATTACTAAACAGAATCAAACTGTTGACGTAGGTCCTGACGAAGTTACAAAACAGGCTGCTAAGTTTGGCAATAAAGTAGACAAAGACGGGCGTCCGCCTACACTAAGTAAAAAAGTAAAAGGTAAGTCAACTAATGTTGCATTTAACTTAGGCATGGTTGAAGGTCAAGCTATTAACAATCCTAAAAATACATTTTTAACAAAATCAGACACTGCGTATGACTTTTTACGTGTAGGAAAAACTATTTCTAACTTATCAACTGCTAAAAAGAGTGATAATAGAGACGAACCGGATGTAATGATTGTTCCGTTTGGCGGCAAGAAAGAAAAAGATCATCTTAAGAAAGGTCTTAAAAAATCAGGTTACAAGACACAGGATGCTGATAAGCCAGGTGATGATGCGCACGTAGATGAAAACTTTGCTGATGGTAAGAAAAAAGGCAAAAGTAGACCAGGGCGTGTAAAACGTTCAGGTGCTAGTTGCAATGGTAGTGTAACTGCACTACGCAAACGTGCTAAGAACGCAAGTGGTGAGAAGGCTAAAATGTATCACTGGTGTGCGAATATGAAAAGCGGAAAGAAGAAATGATGTTTAGTAAACAATGTAAATTACACCTAGATGAAAAAGGTGAAACAGGATTAGAACATATGAAAGCTGCACTAACTGCCGCTATTAAGCTACAACTGATAGTGCCTACTCTTGTTATACACGCAGTTGCTCCGCGTTTCTTTACAGATACAGCAAGCAATGTAATGAAAGATATACTAGACGATAGGAAAATACAATGAAAATGTCAGATATAGTTAAAGAAACGACAGAGATGACATCTGCCAGTGTTGCAACTAGTATGGGCGGCGGTAATGGCTTTGTTAACGGTGGGCCTGGCACACTAACACGAACCGGATCTATAAAGCCAAGAAAAAAGAAATCCAAAGCAAAGAAAAAAACATAAATACTACATAATACGTATTGGAGCAACCAATGAGAAAACAAGAAATTGAAGAAGGATTAGGTGAACTAGCTGACGTTGCTGAACGCGACCATGAAGTTCAAATGGCTCGCGCCGATCTTTATAAATTAGCAAAGTATGCTATCAAACTACATGAAATGCTTAAAACTGTTTCTGAAGCTGAAGGTATTGAAGGTTGGCAACAAGCTAAAATTACAAAAGCCGCAGACTATTTAGGTTCTGTATATCATTCACTTGATTATGATATGGCACACGATGGCGGACAATTAGGAGAATCAAAGAAAGATACTCATTGTTCAGATAAATGTTGCGGTGCTACACTAAAGAGAGAAGATTGCAAATGTCCACCAGATTGCGAACATTGCAATTGTAATGATCCAAAGGTTGAAGAAGGTAAGTTTAAATCAGCTGCGCACCGTAAAGCAGTACATGCTGGTAAAGCAAGTGGCAAAAAGAAAAAAACTAGTCTTAGAAAAGAATCACTCCAAGATAGATTGGCATCAAAACTTACTGAGGCCGAATCAACATGTTCAGAATGTGGTAAGGAAAAACTTACTAAAACAGAGATGACAGAACTTGCAAATCTAGAAGAAGGTAAGCGTCACGGCAACAGCAAAATCTACAAGAAGTGCTGGAAAGGCTGTAAAAAAGTAGCAGGTGTGCCACGTGGCCAACCAGGCTCGTGTAAATGTGACTAAGGAATAGCATGTATAAACCAATAAACCCAAATGATATATTCAATGCAGTAGAAGGTAATCGTGAGAAGACTGTAATGCAGTCGAACACAATATCAGCGCCACTAGTAAATTCTACAACTGAACCTCAAAAGCCACAATCACAAATGACTGATGCAGAAGCAATTAGAGCAATGGGTAATCGACTAGCAAAAATTTGGGAAGACTAGTATGGACTTTAATGCACTACAACACAAATTATTTGCACTAGATCCAAGCGATCCAGCAGAAGATTTGCGTAAGCTAACCGAATCAGCAGGTGGGCAACCGCAGAAAAGTGTTGCAGAGACTGTAAATTATGTGCAAGAAAGTGTAGAAGTACAACAAGGTTCACTAGAAATGGATCGAGACTATAGCGTTACAGACTTTGCTGCACTAGCAGGTGTTACACTTACCGAAGCACAAAAGAAAGGTCCAGCAGGGCAGGCAAAGGGTAAAGATCCAATGCCTAGTGCAAAGCCTGGACGTACTAAACATCCATTAAAAGATAAACTTGTAGGCGAAGATGACGACCGAATTGCACAGTTAGAAGCTCGTGTTGCACAGTTAGAAATAATGTTAGCAGAAGCAACTAAAGATAAAGTTATTAAAGCTCGTGATCCTAATGCACAGTATATGAATGATTTGCGTAAGAGTGGAGCAATGGGCGCACACAAAGATAAGAAAAAAGATGCCAAAGCTGGCAAAATAAAACACAAAGCAAACTATGCTACCGAGTCAATCAAAGACGAGTTATGGGCAAAGTTAAATGCAATTAGTAAATCTCAATCTAACATTTAACAAAAAAGTGTTTTAAACACTTGACAAACCTCTAAATATATCATATAATATAACTTAATATAAACTATTAATAGGAGAATAGTAATGGGTAGTCGCACCTACGGAGCAGAAGAAAAAGCAAAATTAGAACGTCTTGTCAAAGAAGGCGTAACAGTATTGCAGGAAGTAGAAGATCTAAACACAGGTCTAAAAGAAACAGTAAAAGCTGTTGCAGAAGAAATGGATATCAAACCAAGTCTTATTAACAAAGCAATTAAAATTGCACAAAAACGTGATTGGGATTCACATGCTGATGCATATGATGATCTAGAAACAATTATTACTACATTAGGTTACGATAAGTGATTAAAACAATAGGACATTTCTTTAAAGAAAGTTATAAAACTAGTCCGGTAGCGTTTTACGCTGAAATGGTTGAAGCAGTATTGCTTATTAGTGCAAGTGCTGTTTTGGCCTTTACTATCTTAGATCCTGCTACCAAGACATTTGTTCCAATGTATCTTATAGGTAGTATACTAGGTATTGTAAGTGCTGTAATTAGAAAAGCAGCATTTGTTATTGTATTGTGTAGTTGGTTTACAGCAATGAATGCATATTCATTATATCAACTATTTTTTATATGATAGCATATATATGTTAGAGTCGTTCACTTACGAACAGGTTAAAGGTTATGTTGGCCACAAACAACAAGGAGAAATAAATGCCATACGTTGATGCGATGTTTGATCGCGATCAAGATATTATTCGAGTAGTCGAACGCAAAGACGGAAAGAGAACTTTCCGTGAATATCAAGCAAAATACACTTTTTATTATGAAGATCCTAGAGGCAAGTACAAGAGTATGTACGGTGATCCTCTAAGTCGTATTGTGTGTAAGAACACAAAGGACTTCCGCAAAGAAGTTGCTATTAACAAGGGTAAGAACTTGTTTGAAAGCGACATTAATCCTATATTCCAATGTTTGAGCGAGAATTATCTTAATCAAGATGCTCCTAAACTAAACATTGCTTTCTTTGATATTGAGACAGACTTTGATCCAGAGAAAGGATTTGCTGATCCGGCAGATCCGTTTATGCCAATCACCTCTATAAGTGTATACTTACAATGGTTGGAAACAATGATCTGTTTAGCAGTGCCTCCGAAGACACTTACAATGGAGCAAGCTGAAAAAGAACTAGAAGGCATTGACAATGTAATGCTATTCGAACGTGAAGGTGATATGATTGACACATTCTTAACACTAATTGAGGATGCTGATATTTTATCAGGTTGGAACAGTGAAGGTTATGATATCCCGTATACTGTAAACAGAACGATGCGTGTACTAAGTAAAGACGACACACGTAGATTTTGCCTGTGGGGACAACTGCCTAAGAAACGTGAATATGAAAAGTATGGGAAGCAAGCGGTTACGTTTGACTTAGTAGGTCGTGTACACTTAGACAGTTTAGAACTGTATCGTAAGTATACATATGAAGAACGTCACACGTATCGATTAGATGCTATTGGTGAAATTGAAGTTGGTGAAAACAAGGTGCCATATGAAGGCACACTTGATCAATTATACAACAACGACTTCCGTAAGTTTATTGAATATAACATTCAAGATACTGCATTGCTTGACAAACTAGACAAGAAGCTACGCTTTATTGATCTTAGCAATTCAATTGCACACGAGAACACTGTATTACTACAAACTACTATGGGTGCTGTTGCTGTTACAGAGCAAGGCATTGTTAACGAAGCACATAATCGAGGACTTCAAGTTCCTAATCGTCCAAAACGTGACGATAGTGAAAACACACAGGCTGCTGGTGCATACGTTGCGTTTCCTAAGAAAGGCTTGCACAAGTGGATTGCTAGTATGGACTTGAACAGTCTGTATCCAAGTGTGATTCGTGCATTAAATATGGCTCCAGAAACTATTATTGGACAAATACGTCCTGAGATCAGTGAAGCTCGTGTACATGAAGATATGACACTAAAGAAAAAGTCTTTTGCAGGCAGTTGGGAAGGACGCTTTAGCACAGAAGAATACGAAGCTGTAATGAAACAACGCAAAGATATTGCACTAACTGTTGACTGGGAGGACGGGCGTACTGATGTACTAAGTGGTGCAGAGATATATCAACTTATATTTGACAGTCAAATGCCTTGGATGCTTAGTGCTAATGGTACAATCTTTACAACCGAATTTGAAGGTGTTATTCCAGGTATCTTAACACGTTGGTATGCAGAACGTAAAGAACTACAAAAGAAACTAAAAAAAGCAAAAGATGCAAATCTTGATGCAGAAATTGAATATTGGGATAAAAGACAACTTGTTAAAAAAATTAATCTTAATAGTTTGTACGGCGCTATTCTCAATCCTGGGTGTCGTTTTTATGATAAGCGTATTGGTCAGTCTACTACACTAACAGGTCGTAGTATTGTTAAGCACATGAGTGCCGAAGTAAACAATTGCATTACAGGTGAATATGATCACGTAGGCAAAGCAATGATCTACGGTGATACTGATTCTTGTTACTTTAGTGCTTGGCCTTTGCTTAAAGATGATGTAGATGCTGGCAAACTAGAATGGTCTAAAGAAAAGTGTATTGCACTTATGGATCAAGTATGTGAGCAAGCAAATACAACATTTCCAGACTTTATGATGCAAGCATTTCATTGTCCAAAGTCACGTAGCGATGTTATTGCGGCAGGTAGAGAAATTATTGCACAATCTGGTTTGTATATTACTAAGAAGCGTTATGCAGCACTAGTAATCGACAATGAAGGTTTTAGAACTGACATCGACGGCAAAGCAGGTAAAGTAAAAGCAATGGGCCTAGACTTGCGTAGATCAGATACGCCTGTGTTTATGCAAGACTTTTTGAAAGAACTATTGCTAATGGTACTTACTGATATTCCACAAGAAGATGTACTAGAACGTATTACAGAGTTCCGTAAAGAGTTTTCAGAACGTCCTGGTTGGGAAAAAGGTTCGCCTAAACGTGCAAACAAAATTGGACACTATCAGCGGCTTGAACAAAAGCAAGGCAAAGCAAACATGCCTGGACACGTTCGAGCAAGTATTAACTGGAACACACTAAAGCGTATGAACGGTGACAAATACTCGCAAGAGATTGTTGACGGCATGAAAGTTATTGTGTGTAAACTAAAACAGAATCCGCTGGGATATACAAGTGTTGCGTATCCAACAGATGAATTACGTATTCCAGATTGGTTCAAAGAATTGCCATTTGATGATGCGGCTATGGCGGAAACTATTATTGACAACAAACTAGACAACTTGATTGGTGTGCTTAACTATCCACTAGAAGATACTAAGCGTCACAACACATTTACTAGTTTGTTTGACTTTGGAGATTGATATGAGCGATCATTCACTTGAAACTGAACTTGATGTAGAAACTGTTGATAGATACAAAGACAGCACAATGTCTAAAGCAGGCAAGCTGGCTATGGAACTTAATATTGAACGCAAAAGACTCAAAGAGGAACTTGCGCAAGTACAAGCAGAAGTAGAAGACCTCACTCCTACTACACCAACTGGAACTATTGACTGGTACGTTAAATGGGCTAGTATGATACTAGCAGTATTGGGTGTATTTACACTCAGTGCAGGATGGACACTCTGCGGACAAACACTATATGTCCTTAGCTCATGTGGTTGGGTATTTGTTGGCATGACGTGGGGTGATAGAGCAATTATGATAGGATCAGCTATTAGTGGCACAGCGGTTGCTATGAATTTGGTCCAAGGATTACAAATATGAAAATTAAATTAGAAATAGAATTGGATACGGAAAGAGACGCTGAAGAAATACAATCTTTGTTAGATATTATTGAAAGCATAAGATACAAGGAGGAAGATGAATGCGAGTAGGGTTCACTTGTAGTACATTTGATTTACTTCATGCAGGACATGTACAAATGTTGCGTGAAGCAAAAGAACAATGCGATTATCTTATCTGTGGATTACAAGTTGATCCAAGTGTGGATAGAGCAGATAAGAACTCTCCTATACAAACTGTTGTTGAACGTTACACACAACTCAAAGCAGTAGCATATGTAGATGAAATTATTCCGTACGGTACTGAAGCAGACCTAGAAGATATCTTGACAATGTATCAAATAGATGTTAGAATATTAGGTGAAGAGTATCGTGAAAAGGATTTTACGGGCAAGGATATTTGCAAGAAGCGGGGTATCCAGCTACACTTCAACAAAAGAGATCACCGCTTCTCGTCCAGTGATTTGCGTAATCGCATAGCAAAAAGAGAACGCACATGAAAAAAGAAAAAATTAATAAATTTGTATTTGATGTTGACGGCACTCTTACTCCAAGTCGTGGTAAGATAGATGAGAATTTTTCAAAATTCTTTTTTGACTTTTGTACACTAAATAAAGTCTATCTTGTTACAGGTAGTGACAGAGCAAAAACAATTGAACAAGTTGGTAATGTTATATATGGTATGTGTAAACGTGTCTATAACTGTTCAGGTAATGATGTTTATGAAGGTAGTACTAATATAAGAACTACTGATTGGACATTGCCTGCACTAGCAAGAACATTTTTAATTAATTGTGAATATGAGAGTCCATTTACTATACGTACAGGTAATCACATTGAAGAACGTCCAGGACTAGTGAACTTTAGTATTGTAGGACGCAATGCTAATCTTGAAGAACGTGCGAGATATGTAGCTTACGATACGTTTGAAAACGAACGTAAAACTATTGTAACTGCATTTAACACAATGTTTCCGGACTTACAAGCAACAGTTGGTGGGGAAACAGGAATAGACATTGCACCAAAGGGTGCAGACAAAAGTCAGATTATTACAGACTTTGATAAAAATGACCACATTTATTTCTTTGGTGATGCTATGTTTGAAGGCGGCAATGATTATTCACTTTCAAAACTAGTTAGTCATGCAAAGCCTGTAATAAGCTGGAAACAAACTTGGGAATACTTAACGTGGTTCCAAGAGCAACGGATTGCAAACTAATGCGTATTTTACTTACAGGACATTTAGGATTTATTGGTACTGCACTCGGCAATCGACTATTGAATAAGAAATACGAAGTAATTGGTATTGATTCAAAGAACGGTAAAGAACAAGATTTACTTAACATTGTACAATGGCCGAAGAATATTGATCTTGTTATACACCTTGCAGGTAAAAGTGGTGTACGTGAGAGCTTAACTGATCCTGCAGGATATTGGTTTAACAATATAGAGGCAAGTAGACGTTTATTTGAAGCATATCCAGATACACGTATACTATACGCAAGTTCTTCTAGTGCATACGAGCCTGACTTAAATCCTTATGCGGCATCAAAATATGTATTAGAAGAACTTGCAGAGCGTTACCCAGATACATTAGGTATGCGTTTCCATACAGTTTACTCAGACATTTGTCCAAGAGAAAATATGTTTTTCAACAAGTTACGTAACGGCACATTAGAATACGTAACAAGGCATCACAGAGATTTTATACATGTACAAGATGTATGTGATGCTGTTGAATTATTAATCAATAGTTCTTATATAAAAGGCACAATTGATATCGGTACGGGAAATCCTATTAGGATCCGAGACTTAGCACCAAACTTACCAGTTCGTCTAAATACCCCAGGAGAGCGTGAGTTTACTTGCGCTAATACAAAAAAAATGTCAGCTCTAGGCTTTAAACCTAAATACTCGGTAGAAAAGTTCTTGACAAATGGCAATAAAGGCAATATAATTAACTTATTCGATGGAGAAACAATAACATGAAAGATATCTTACAAGACGTAGTAGCACATACTCACGCACTAGGCTTCTTGAGCTTGGTTAAAGTAACAGGTGGCAGTGACACTGTCATTGACTCAATGGCAGATGATCGAAGTGTGATTCTTAACGCAACTTCGCAACACAGTGTAGCTGAAGGTACATTTGGTATGCCTAACTTAGATAAGTTAGCATTACACTTAAAGAATCCTGAATACAAAGAAAATGCAAAGATCGATATTGTGAAAGCAGAGCGTAATGGTGAAACTATTCCAACACACATTCACTTTGAAAATGCAACTGGCGACTTTGAAAATGATTACCGCTTTATGAATAAAGCGATCATTGAAGAAAAACTTAAAACTGTTAAGTTTAAAGGCGCAGCTTGGAATGTAGAAATTGCCCCTACACAGGCAGCAATTCAACGTATGAAGTTAATGAGTGCGGCACATTCGGAAGAGCCTACATTTAATGTAACAACTAAAGACAGTAACTTGATCTTTAGCTTTGGCGATGCTAGTACACATGCTGGTGAGTTTGTATTCCAACACGGTGTAGAAGGTGCATTACAGCATACATGGTCGTGGCCAGTAGCACAGGTGCAAAGCATTTTGAGCTTAGATGGTGACTTAACAATGAGTATTAGTGATCAAGGCGCAATGAAAATTACAGTAGACAGTGGTATTGCAACATACGATTATATTCTTCCAGCGCAGAGCAAGTAATTGATGAATAAGGATTTAACTGCCGCGCAAAATGATTATGCCCACTTTCTTCCTGCACTAAGTGGTTTTTATGCAACTTATGTAGGTAAACAGCGGTATGATGAATATGTCGACAAAGCTCGCATTCCTAGTAACTTTGCTAACGGTATTGAGACACTTAACTATCTCAATAAGAATGAAGGAGCGTTTCAGTATAAATGGACGCTCTATTCTGCAGGACATGCTGACTTAGATACAACTAAACATGTACCTAAAGAAGATATGGTGCGTAACAGAGATAGAGAAAACACTTGGTTACTAGGTGACTCTGGTGGTTTCCAAATTGGTAAGGGTGTTTGGGAAGGTGACTGGAAAGACATTAATTGTCCTAAAGCACAAAAGAAAAGAGATGGTGTATTGCGTTGGATGGACGCTTACATGGACTATGGAATGATACTTGATA